AATTCTTTTTAAAATTTTATCATAATTTTCTTCACGATATTTTTTTCCTCTAATAGCATTACAACTTTTACAAGAATAATTTAAACCATCTTTAGATGTTTTCAGTTTCGTATACTGTGAAAGTTCTTGTTCAACTTTACACTTACTACATTTTTTCTTTTCCATTATTAATATAATCTCTCAATAGTTTATTAACTAGAGAAGAAATATTAATATGTTTATCTTTAAAAAAGGTAGGAATATCAGGATCTATTGATACGCCTATTTTAATTTTTTTATCTGATTCTATTTTTTTCTTTCTTCCCATGTATACTAATAAATATCATGAATTTTTGAAAAAGTCATACTATTTCTATTTTTATATTTCAATATCATTTTCTTCTCCGGCACTTTCATTTAATTCTAAATCATCACCAGTGTTTCCTCCCAATATTTTATTCCAATATTGTGAATATTGCTTTTTATATTTATCAATGTCTGCTTTATCGTCTTTAATATACCCTTGAGGTACTGCGATAATTTTACCGTCTTTAAACGATATACCATTTATGTGATTCTTTAATATTGATATCTTAGTTCTTGTAGCAAATGATACCGTTCTACCATTTTTTGTTGCAGTAATGTGCGATACACCAGAATTTTTATGATTACCAAATAAAAATACTAATGCTGCCGAAAAAAATAAAGCTTCCCCACCTTTAGGTTTTGCTACAGGTTGACTATATGGGTTATCTGGAATTTCAGTCCAAACTTGGTTGATTACAACCATAGTATTTATATACGGGTATTCTTCTTTTCTAGATTTAGTAATTCTAGAATGAAGTCCCATACCAACTTTATCCGCTAGTACCTTAGCCGTGTGAAGACCACCCCCCTTGCCGTCAAAAGTCATTTTGCAGGGTATACTCCCAACGCTATCAAAGCAAAACAATAAATCATATGGTAACTCCCCCTTTTCTTGTGCATCTAATAATGAATTAATATAATCGGTTGATTGTTCAACATAATCAAAGGAATCGTTATAAATAAATTGACCAACATAAGAGCCATCTGAATCTAATTGTGCGTCCAACCCCAATTCAATAGCATGTTCCCAACTGAATTTCTTCTCCGTAATAATAAATACGGGTAAATGACCCTTACTTTGCGCATCAACCGCAGATAAAATCATTGCTGTCGATTTTGACGTGTCTGAATGCCCCATAAACAAGTTTATAGAACCCATCACCGGTCCCGGTAAACCACAAGCATCCAAAAACGCTTCACCACAATTATAAAACTGGGTTTCCTTATATTTTGTTTTGGTTGAAAATTTATTCTTAATATCCGCTAATGTAATTTCTTTTTTCTTAAGTGCCATATTATTAGATTTTCTTAAAATATAAGAAAAAACCAATAAAAAACAACATATTGTGATAAGATAATTTAATTGGTATATAGTTTAAAACCTTTTTCCTTATATTTCTTTTGTAAATCTAAGTTATAAGACAATGGTGTAAAATCTATTAAAATGAGAGACGTTACCTCTAAATCATCGGGTAATTCTTCCACCTCTGTATTGCGGATATTTAATTTATCACCAACTTTTAAATTATTTGGTAGTTTTGTTATAGGTGTGCTCCTTACTATTAAATTTTTTACAACCGTTAAATTATTCGGTAAATATTCTAATCTAGAATAATCTAAATATAGGTTTTTTGCTACTTTAAAGTTATCGGGTAAATATTTTATTGATGAATAGGATAAATCAATATCACCCGTAACTTCAAGAGTTTCTGGTAAAGTTTTAATTTCTTCACAATAAGATAAATCTAACTTTCCCCCAACATGAATATTATCCCCTAAGGATTTAAGATTTTTACATTCACTTAAATCCAAACTTCCCACAACATAAAGATTATCTGGTAAAGATTGAATTGGTGTGTCTAATAAAATTAAAGACCCCTCAACATGAATATTATCCCCTAAGGATTTAAGATTTTTACATCCATTTAAATACAAATTTCCCACAACATGAAGATTATCCGGTAAGGATTGAATTGGTGTTTCTCTTAATTCCAAATATCCCCCAACATGAAGATTATCCGGCAAGGATTGAATTGGTGTTTCATATAAATTCAAATTCCCATTAACAATAATCTCATCAAAATTGTTATTAAGATGTTTAACAATTTTTTCACTTGATGTTATAAGCATTTTAAATTTTTCTGAATCAAATGTAACTGTTCTCTTTTCTTCCTCCTGCTCAAGAAGAACTTGTTTAATTATTCTATATAAATCTGATTCTGTTAATTTAATCTTTTTCATAACCATAAATATCATAAAAAAGCAAAATCCCCCAAGCTATAACCTGAGGGATTCTGATTTAATATAATTCTAATTTAGAAGGGTAATTCTCCACTTGGTTCATCATCTTGACCATCCATAACAATGGTGCTCTCAGATGTAAGATTTTCAGCTTCTTCACCATAAACATAACCACCTTTTGCTGAATCCCAACGTGGTGTTTCACCTCTTGCAATCGCTTCAAGATATTCCACCGGTTTTTTTGAATAGACATCCTCCCAAGTTAGTTCATCTTCAACCCAAGCTTTCATTTGCTCTTTATTTTTGCTCAAAGCGGAAGGGTCTTCTTGCATAATTGTCTGAATTGTTGTATATTCCTTACCTTTCGGGGTTTTGGATTTGACAAGCTGAATAATCAAATCTCTACCTTCTTTTGAGTCAGTAATATCCCCCTTAGCTCTAAAGATGGGGATGATTTTATCCAAAATTCCTTCGTTCTTATAATTGTGTTTGAATCTCCAGAACTTAACACCATCACCTTCAGCATCTCTATCAACAACCTTTACAATATAGAACTTTCTGGATCTGTATTGCGCAGCAAGCTGTTTATCGGATTCTTTTCCGGTTGAATTTAATTCCTCAAAAATTTCATTTAAGGGTGAACGCTCATTGTCATTCTTACCGGGATCATAAAGTTTAACCCACTTACCGCCAACCTGAACTTCATGGAACCAAACTTCTTTGAATGGTGAACTTCCATCTTTTGTTGGGAGAATTCTGATTCTCCTTTGTCCATTTGATACCCCATTTGGAAGAAGACAAGCGAAATACTTTTTCATCTTCTCCTCCATAGACATTTTATTACCGTCTTTGGATGTGTTTTTTTCATACTGCGATAAAATCGAATCTAATGTACTCATGTTTTTAATTGTTTTTAATTGTTAATTTGTTTGTCATTATCGACCGTTTTTAAATATAGGAAAGAAAAAAGGAAAAGACAAATGCTATCTTTTCCTTTCTTTTAAAATCTTAATTAAATTGTTTCGTCTTCTGTCGGTGGAACAAATGTGTTTTTAATTTCATTTGGTGTAAAATCTGTTACTTCATCAGATGTTAAAACATATTCATTTTTTCCAGACGCTTCCATCTCACCCTCTTTGTCGGTAAAGAAATCGGATAATTTTTGTGTATAAGGACCACTATCCAAACTTCTTAATTCAAGTTTTTCTTGGGGCGTTTTTTGACGATATTTTTCAATCTTCTGTTCAATATCATTTAATTTACCAACAATTCCATCCATTTCTGAAAGCTTGGTTTGCAATGATTCCAATTGTGAAAATAAATTTTTGAAATATTCTTCTTGTTTTTGTTCCACATTCTTTTGTGATGTTACCAAATCGGTAATATCCAATTCTTCTGTGCTTGAAGTTTGTTCTTCTGACGCTCCACTAGCATCAATCTTTTCAACATCAGGATCTGTTTCAGGAACAACAGGTGTTGGTTCCGTTGTTATCGGTGACGATGGAATTGCTGCATCCGGAGTAGCTTCTGGTGCAGGTGGAATTGCTTCTCCTTCCGGGGGAGGAATTGTTGCGTCTTGCTCAAAGATATAATTATTTATTGAATTATATCTTTTTAATTCATTTAATATTCTATCGTCCATTTTCATTTTATTAACCATTTAATAATTGTTTAATACCTGAGGGTGTTTCAACTTGAACTCTTTTATTTACATTCATAGTGTTGTCAATTCTTTCAATTAGACCGTCTTTCATTCTAACTGTGTAGCAATCGCCTGTGTCTAAATCACAAACTTCATTATAACCATTACCAACATCTTTTTGGGTAATTCTTGCTTTTTTGTTTAAGTAGTTGTCTAAAGCTGTTTGAATGTTCATTTTGTTTTTTATTATATAAATATATGATTTATGTAAAAAGATTCATAGAATTCATTAATGAAACCGATTGACCAAATTTATTTTTTAAACTTTGTGCCTTTTTTTCATTTGTTCTTACAAAATCTTCAAAATCAACTTCATTATTCTTGGGCCAATTTTGCACCCAGTTCTTAAATAATGTATTTGTTAACGTGTTTCCGGTAATTGTATCATTTGTGTAAGATGTTAAATCAATATTTCCCGCTAAATTTGTAAATTTGTCTCTTAAGAATAAGATATTATTATCAACAGTTTCAAATGTTGGATATGGTAATGTATATCCATTTGTTCCTCTTAAACATAAAAATTGTTTTTGGAAATAAACATTAGCCGACTCCGAATATGAAATTATATTACCTTGCAAATCCTTTAATGGTGCTCCACCAAAATTATTATTCCAAGCAATTACCTCTTGTCTATCACCCCCATCAAGATAAATTGTTGAGAATACCATCGCTCTAATCTTTTTGCTGTTATCATCCGTTCCGGTAATCTTACTTTTTATGTTTGAAATAATTTCTTGTATTGAATATGTGTTTCTAACAGCTTGCAACGCACTTTCATATTCGGAATATATTGAATTTGTTTCGGCTGTATAAATTCTACAACCTTCAGAAACAAAAGATTTATCTCTTGACGTTTGAAGCAATATTGAATTCTTTAAATTTATTTCATTTGAACTTAAATCACCATCGGCTTGTGCTTTTTGTACATCCGCCTTTATATCGCTGAAAATTTTACTAAATAAATTAGTGTTTAATGAAGCTAATGAATTATTGATTGTTGGTAATGAGAATACCGGCATTCTAACGCCGGTAAATTGCGTTATAAAATCACCAGAATTTAAAATGTGTTTCACACTTAAAATCATATAAGGACCGCTGAACATTGGTACGTGTTTTAAATTAAAATACATTGTTGGTTGTATTAATGCGTTACCCATTCCCATTACGGTACAAGTATATGACCTATTTCTATATTCTGTAAATAATGAAACGTTCTGTTGTGCGACAGCCCTGCCAGCGGCTTGGTCCGCCATCATTTCATATATCTTAAATGTTTCTGATGTATTTGATGTATTTTCTTGACTTAGAGTTAATGTTTTAAACATGCTTTGATTTCTAGTTCCAAAATCAACATTAAATCCGACACATCTATTTGAGAAATACCAATCCTTTTTATTGGCTAAACTTTCTCTATTTGTATTATTTGATGGCCTTCCTAAATCAAATGCATCGGTTCTATAAAGATAATTTGGATTATTTTTTAAATCTAAATGCTGACTTGGAATATCGGTGTAAAAACAAACTAATTTTGGTGATGAATTTCTATAATCTACATTTAAAAATGTGCCAAATAAATCATTTGCAAAATCAAAAGATGATTCAATGCTAGGAGTATCGGTTAGTTGTGGTGTTGTAACGCCATAAAAATTAACAAATGCTGGTAAAGGCATCATAACAAATTTATTTTCTTCAAGAATTGCGCTTATTAAATCAATGACCCTACCTTTTCCATCATATCTCGCTTTTATTCTATCTTTTAATTTAAAGATATCGACATATATTAAATTACCTAAATCTCTACTCGCCCTATCCAAAAATAAAACATCCTCAAAAAGTGTTTTGTTTTTATAGTCATTACCAGCAATCCATCTGTCATTAAAAGTTTTAAAGTGTTGCCATAATTCAAGTTTACCTTGTTTATCATTAGAAGGCGGTATTCTATTTTCTTGTGAAACAGAACTTACATTTGGTAATTGTTTTTGTAAAATAGTTATTGTTTTTTGTAAAATATTTGCTTCAAAACCATCAACATTATTAATTAAATAATCATATAATTTTTGTTTAAACTGTTCTTTATTTATTGGACCATTTAATTTTTGCGTACCATAAATTTGAATTAACGGAAAAAGATTTTCCACATTTTCTTTTGTAAATTCAACATCAATATCAATAAAAAAATCTGTTAGTGTTGACCCAGTATCAGAATAATTCATACCGGAAATTGTATAAA